AAATCTGGTACGCCAACAAGACGTGGCCGACCTGCCAAGACCAAGGTAGAAGAACCAGCTCCTACACCAGATGCATCTACCAAAAAGGAAGGAGAATTTGAAGAAATGCCAGTCGATGATGACGAGGAGTAATTAAAAAACTAAATGAAAACGTACAAAGTACCATTCCTCATTGCACTGATGGCTCTAGTTGTCGTGTTAGGCCATGAAGAATGGGTTCTCTGATGGTTTCTTAGGCGAGGTATCGTTTTCGCGACCGTCTTTCAACAGCTCGCGGTTAATAAGATGTTTTGCGAAGTGGTTCGCGATGCCGGCCTCCATGTACTTATACTCGCCGGGCTTGAATGTATAAGGCACCTTGTTCCAAGTGTAGGTAAAAGTCTCATCGCTAAAGTTAGTGAGTTTAAGCACTCTTATAGCTGGGGCTTCTGTTGGTTCTTGGAAGTGTTTCTCTGTTACGATATCCATTGTTTTGAATTATTTCGGTTAATTTCTGCCCTCATCGCTCGCCTCGAGTGATCGAGGAGAGAGTGAGAGCAGAGGATCGACTATCCGATCTTGGCCGTGACCAAGCCGTAATCTGTCGAAGCAATGCCTGTAAGAGCTGTAGCCACAACATCTGATAGCGATGCATCGGCTTTAGGGCCTATTGCACCTGCGGTTGTGGTTTCAGCTGGGACACAGCCGTCGCCTACGACGATGGTTCCCTGTGCTAATGCGGCCGTTGGGCCTAGCACACAGAGCCAGCCGTAATAGAGAGCTGTAACGTTGTAGACCGCGAACCCGGCATTTGCCGAAGAGGCAGTGGTTGGTGCAATGATGACATCATCATAAGGATGAGGATGCACATCAATGTTGACCGTACCAGTGGTTGCCACAATGATCGGATCTTCAAGGTTGAATGTCACAACAGCACCAGAAGCGGCCGCGTGATTCTTGATTCTGTAGGTGAATCCAGCACCAGCAGTTGCGGACTCGATAACAAGGAAACCTCCTGCAAGCTGATCAGCAGTGAGAGTTACTGTGGTGGTAGTCGTGACCGACGTATCACCGACAGAGCTCACAGCGGCAGTCAGGTTTTGGAAGTTCGATGTATCTTCCGCTCGGCACTGGTAGAGCTTACCAGCCGCGAGGGCGGTAGCACCCACCTGGCAGTATCTGAATGCTCGGCCGTCATTGGAGTGAGCCAATTCGCCGAATTGATGCATCTGTGAGGAACTCTCAGAGAAGATCCCTTGTGCGAATGTGGTTGTTGGTCCTGAAATTTGTGAACGCATAACGATTAAGGTTAAGGGTTAATAATTTAGAACGGACACGTGCCGTACTGAGCTAGAACGAAGTTCGTACCTGTACCGCCGCTATAAAGTGGTGAGGAGGTGGCAATAGAGCCAATTCCTAATCTCCACGCTGTAGCTGTAGAGGTCGCATACGTTTGAACACATCCCATAATCGCCGTTGATGTGGCGCTATTAGATGTGGTTAAGGTAAACACTCCGCCAGAGACTGTAAAGTCGTCTGTGATCGTTGCATCATCGGTGACAGTAAGGTCATCGCCAGTGGTGATGTCGCCATCAGCACCAGAGAGGACAATACTGTTTTCACTTTTGAGGCCGTCATTGTATGCCCAGTAGGGATCATAATTCTCTATGAGCATATTGCCAGCCGCACCAGCCAAGTCATTTGAATAGCTCTTCATTTTCAATCCCGGAGTGAATAAGCCGACTACCGCTACGATGAGCGCCAGTCCTGCGATCCATCCGACTATTGTTTTATTTTCCATATGGATTTAGTTAGAGCTATTAAATTCCTGTGATGCCAGTGAGTTTGCCGTGACGTTTAGGATTGGTAGTAATGAGCTGACCGCCCCAGTAGATGTGTCCTACGACAGCACCTTGGTTAGCTGGAACAATCCAGTCAGACCAGCTGAATCCGAGACCCATAGGAGCATCGTAATCATTACCCTTGATCTGGCTCTTGTACTGTACCGGCTTTGCCGCTACACCTCCAAGATTGAATGGAAGCGCATGGAAGTCGACATAGTCTTCGTTTAGGAAGATCAATGCGCCAGAGGTACATTTCTCGTCTCCAACAACTGCAACGTCATTGAAGCTAAGACCTGTCATGCCTCCTGTAGTGCCGTTTGCGAAGCCCTCACCTGCACCCATCGACTTTGTCTGTCCGATTGGCTTGGTGATTCGTTCCTGTGGGCGTAGGAGCTGACCGAAGAATGCGAAGATTGCCTCGGTTGCGAGGGCAATCGTTGGCTTATGAGAGCCAGAGGACACCGCATTCCATAATGTGTCCATTTTTGCGAGCGTGAGTGTGCCCGATGAAGCGGTAACTGTCGATTGCAAGGTCGTGTAAGTAGATCGGGAGAGACCGCCGATAGTTGCTACTGTGGTGCCGTCATCGACTACAGCCGCAAGACCCAATGGGTCCTTAGAACTGTTGCCGGTGCCGTCCGCATAGATCAACGTACCGAGGTCATCTGCCATATCTTCTGTATCCGACTGAATCGTGAGCTTCATGAGATCGAGAACCTTGTCCTCGGTGTCAGCAACTGACAACTCATCACCCGGAAGCGATACTGTAATTTGGTAGAAAGCCGGTGTAAATTCCATGAATTGGCGGTTGTCTGTAGCCGCAGTGGACAGAGTATCGTAGCCGCGGAATGACTGACCAGTGGTGTTTTTAGACACCTTGACAGGCACTCTTTTAGTACGACCGCTCCACTTCTTGCTGGCTCGAACCGTCCTTTGGAAGTAAACGTTTGAATTCAAGACTGTGTCGACAACGAACGGAATGTACGATGTCTGCACTGTGGTCTGAATTCTTTGGCCGTATAATTCTGCCATACTTATAAAGTTAAGTTACTAATGTTTTCGGATCTTACCAAGGTCGATCCTTTTTGAAGTCTTCAGATGTTTTGTACACCTTTGGCTCCGGCTCCCCTCCGCCTCCTTCTTTGTTTGTGGCATCGGCAAGTTTCTTGCGATCCTTGTTTGGGTCTTGGTTTGGAGTAGCTGTACCTCTGATGATCTCGAACGCCGCTCTGTAATTCCAGCGTTGAGTCTCGGGATCTACGAGTTTGTACTTGATCACAGTTTGGATCAGCTTATCGCGATCGACTGTCACCTTGCTCTCTGCTTCGATGGCTTTCACCTCCGATTCAAAGAACTCGTTAGCTTCCTTTTGCGCTTTCGCGTGCGACTCAGTTTCGTTGCGAAATCTCTGGTATGCTCTCTCCTCTGCCGTTTTGGTAACCTCGTCTACAGAAGCTTTGTAAGACTTCCATTGCTCGAGAGTACCACCGAACCACTCGGGGATTTTCTCGTCACCATCACCTGGATGGTTTCGAGGTTGGAATCGTGTCTCAAACTCTTTCGTGAGTTCATCACGGAGAGTCTTTTCACGATTCTCCCACTGCCTATTCAAGTATTCCTGAACAGCCGGGTCTTGGTGGAAATCAGGTTTTGGGTTTGGCACCACCTCTTTATTCTCCTGTGGTGTTGGAGTCCCTTGATCTCCTGTTTTCTCAACTGGTGTCTCAGTCCCAGCTGGGGTCGGTGAGCCCGATGGGTTGTCATTCCCATTTTGCACCGGTGTTTCTTTTGGTTCCATCTGTAATTTATTATATCTTGAAATTTGTAATTATGCTTTCTTTCTACCCATCACTCTCTTGGCTTCCTCTTTCATGGCCATCTTCTGCAATCCTCGGCCACTCCGATCAGGAAGACTTGAGATGTTAGGTGTCTTTTCTGCGAATTCTTGTGCAATCTTAGGATGTTTAGCAAACAAGAATCGCATCTGTGCTTTACTTTGAAATGGCATTGTCTTTCTTGTTAGCTTCTTTTAATGAGACCTCTTGCTCTTTCTTCTTGGCCTCTCGTGCATCCTGTTCTGCTTCATCAGCTTTGATCTCGCCTGGTTGGATATTGATACCGGCTTGTGCGGCCATCTGCACTTTGCCATCAGGCGGTAGATCCTTAAAGCTGATCGACTCACTCGGTGGTTTCTCCTGGCCCTTGGCATTCTCTGCCATCATCTGCACTATCGCCTGTACACGCTTATCGTTGGGGAATAAGCTATACGGCGCATTGGCCTCGATCCAAACATTGGCCGCCATTTCTTCAGGGTTTGGATACTCTAGGGCCTTGTACAGATCAACGAGAGCCATCTTGCCAGCACCTGCGAGCTCGATCGCTTGATTAGCGCGAGTGGTCGCATCTTTCGGCAAGAGTGAGCCCTCTTTTACCGATGCCTTAAGCTTCGGCAGTTGAGCGCCTCGATATTTAGCGAAGATGTCATCGTACACGTAGTACAGCTGGATCACCCAGTTGTACACATCTCCTGCAAATTGCTCAAAGTACTCACTGATGCCTCCGCCAATGCGGTCGGTATCAAGGCCACGTACGATTATCTTTCCTCGCACCGTGTCCTCGTTCTTAATACCAGCTGGAGTTACACCACGGATTCCAAATAAATCATACACCCGATTGCGTGTGTCAACCAGCTGAGTAAAGATATCTGTGGGGAGAGGTGTGGCAGGTAGTCGCATGATTGCATCTTGTGGGGATCCGCTTGGTATCGTGACCGTACCGCCTTTGCGTAGAGCCTCAGTTACCTGTTTAGCTTCTTCTTTGGTGAGACCAGAGCGTTCCTCTGATACAACCACGCCGTTATTCATGCCATCGGCGTTCTTATCAATCTGCTTGAGTCGTTTATTTGCTAGATCCTGCTGAGGAAGTATCTGCGTAATGAGAGATGTTTCATCAACTGGTGTTTTACCGAGATTGAAAATGGTTATAAATACGTATGGAATGCGTGGGCTTGGGAAGTGGTTCTGACCTTTGACTGGTTCAGGTGTTGGCACAGATACGTTTGTTGGAAGCATTGGTGCCCCCATTTCTGGTGTAGCAGTTTGTGCGCTTGGCATCTCTGCATTCGGCATCACTGAGCCATCTGGCATCTGTTGTATCTCAGGTGATGTGGCCATTTCAGGCATTGGCATTTCAGGTGCAGGTTGATCGATTGTCGGTGTAGGTTCTTGGTCGTAGTTCCAGTGTGGGTTTTTCTTTTTCAAAAGGACATGATGCTGGATAGTCCAGCACATGTATTCAGGAGTCCACCATTCGATGAATGAAATCTTGGTACCGAGTTCGCCCTCGACCTTTTCGGAAATGATATCAGCTGGGGTCTTGCCGTCTTTATCAGCTGGTTCTCCCTCGAGAAGTTTGATCATGATCGATGCTTTGAGTTTGCGGTACTCACCAGCGTACTCACCTGTGTATCCTTCTTCGTCAGAGATTGCTTCAGGGTCAAATATCAGTTTCTTCGGTCGTAGTATTTTGATTGATGGTCGATCGTTTGTGAGATCCCAGCCCATCTTGCCAACTCCAACGAGTGAGAGGAGCCAGTGCCTACCAGCTTTCTTTATTTTCAAACGTAGCTTTACATCATCCGACCAGTCGGCTAGGCGGTTGCGTACAATCTCTGCAAACTTAATGTTAGTTTCAGACTGTTCTTCAGTTGCTCGGAGTTCTACAAGTGGTTCAGGGTTCTGACGTGTAGCCAGTGGCAGGTATGTTTCGACACCTTCAAACACCATGTTATCAACCAGCGGTCGCAATGCTTGAGTTTCAAGCGCATTAAATTGCTGGCCTTTCCAATACTTCTCACCCTCGTCTGCTTGTTTGTAAAAATCTTTCTTAACTTCGGAGTCATTCCATTTCTGCTCCCATGCTTCGGTTACCTTGAGGAGCTTGTCATTATCCATATCGAGCGAGAGCTCGGGTAAGAGAGCCGATGAGACACCGACTTCGTTATCTTCATCGCCATCGCGGCCATGCACTTTATTCAGATCGCGAGCGAGACTGTAGAAACCTGAGATGAGTGACATGATTAAATTATATGCTTATTTATAAAATTACACCACAAATTAGGGCTGGGGATAACCTACTGGACAACACGCCAGTCTTCTTCACTCGGATCGGGTGGCGGTATCCAGTTCTCCGGCTTGGTGGCTTTCTCCAGTGGGTTGCGGCTGGTTCGGTCATCAGGTGTCACTTCGTATGAGTTCGGTTCAGGTCGGTCAGTATAGGCACCTACGATCGATCCTTTGGCACCGAAACGTTGTATGCCGGCCATCCAGTAAACAGTGGCATGGACCCAGTCATCACGATCGGAGCGCTCCCAGCGGTAGATCATGCGTTTGAGTATCTTATCCTCGTCTGATATGCGATAAATATGGCTGAAATGAAGCCAGTAGTCGTACCAGTCATCCATTTTCTCTACGAAGTGGATTGGTATGCGTTTCTCTCGGAAGTGGTCAACAACATACTGAATTGCATCGTTGCGGTCGATCTGCACAGTGCCGGTTTCATCGTGTTCACCCCATTTGAATAGTTGCTTGCGTGATTTGTCTCGTACGTAGGTGGCAAGAAACACTCGGCCAGGGAATTCTTCTTGGAGCTTGCGTGGACCTATGATATCGCCGCCTCTGTCCATCACCATTATCGCACGTTTCCAGCGTTTCAAGTACTTGCGCAATGGTTCGTAGTCTTGGCATTCTCCGTAATAGAACAGACCGTTGTGATCACCGATGACATAGCGTAGATCGATGCCAGTGTCGACACCTATCACGATACGGCCGTCCTGCTTGTGCATCTCTTGAGTGAGGTTCTGGTAGATTTCTTTCTGCATCACTGTGTTGCCACCGCCTACATACGGCAGTCCGAGCACCTTGTTATAAAAATAGTCAGCAGGTTTCTCTCTGTGGTATTTGAGTATTTCTGATGCCGGTACCCATGGGCAGATGAGCAATGGTATCCAGTAGCCCGACACATCGCGGTCTTTATATTTCTTCACCCACTGACCATCTCTACGCATCTTGTTGGTAATCACACCTCGACATTTCTTGCACACGTACTGCTCTCGTACTGGATCAATGCTCTCAGGCCAGTCGAGGAACTGCCAAAGATTGCATGAACCGCATTTGATATGCCAGTGTTTCTGGTCGGAGCGTTGCCAGGGTTTATCTACGCCGTTGCCAGGTATACTTGGGTGTGAGAAGTAGTACTGGCGCTTGTATGTGGAGTGTTGCAAGCGAGTAGCGTACTGCTCGATAACTTGCTGGTTGGATGCATCGATCTCATCGTAGACATTCAGGTCAGAGGACACCATCATGGCCGCTTTCTGTGTGTATGTACCTCGGAAGAAGATCATGTTTTTACCCACGAGCTTCTGGTCTACTGTGTCTTTCTCTTTTACCCACTCTCCGTAGATTGGATTCTGGGCGATGATACGATTGATCTTACCACTTGCAAACTGGCGCACGTCATCAAACGTTGGGAGCGTATAAATAATGTTGATCTCCTTGTGCTTGGCGATCCATAGCACTGCATTGATAGCTGTGGTTGAAAAGGTAACCTGCGCGGCCTTGAGGCCTGCAATATCTCTCTCGAGTGAGGCCATATCCTCGTAGATGTCGACCATGAAGAAGTGATCATCGAGCAGGTCGAGTGGGAAGCCATCCTCAGTCTTGATGTTCTGTTCCATCAAAAACTGAGTGATCGGCATTATTGGATCATTCGTCTTCTGTTCTGGTGGCATTGCGTCTTTTTACTTCGCCCTTTAAGAATTGCTTCCACATGGCCACTACTTCTCGGTTGTCTTTGCCTTTGAGTTCGATACTACCAACGACACCTGTGTGTTCGACTTCACCTTTCCATTCTTCTGCGACCTTTCCATCAGTGCGGTCGAGTAGCATGCCGATTGATTTCTCTTTGCCACTCATAGCATTGAGTATCAAGCGCTTACCTACGAGCTCGGCATATGTTTTATCACCTCCATCTGGTAACTCCTTGAGCATGAGCTTTAGGAGCGTTGTAATGCCATAGGTGCCTGGTCGCTTACCTGCTGGGTTGCCACTCTGGCCAGGCTTAAATCTAGTTGCGATGTCGGCTCTCTCACCCTGCTTTTTCCCTGATTTTGCAGGGCTACTCGGTTTCGATTTCTCTTGAGTCTTTGGCATGTTTCTTTTGTGCACTATCTGATATCTCCCACGCATCTACTTTGCCATTCTTTCTGATATCTGTGTCGGCCGTATAGTCTACGTATCTCTGTACAATGGCATCGCAGTACTTGGGGTCTAACTCGATAAGCCGTGCTTTCCTATCGAGCTGGTGGCAGGCCATCATGGTACTGCCAGATCCCCCGAATGCATCAAGGACGATGTCGTGTTCTTCACTGGATCGTTTCAATGCGCGTTCAGCGAGAGCAATAGGCTTTTGTGTGGGGTGAATATAAGAGTTTGTATTGTCTCGCTTCTGGTACCAAACATCGAGGTGTTCTGCGAATGTTTTCTTGTCGAGTGTCCATAGTTCCGTGTAAGAGGAGAAGTTAGTATCTTTGTAATGCACTTCTCCTTGCTTCCATCCGACCATGCAGGGTTCGTATATTCTGTGATAGAGCTGGCCTGGTGAGTAGATCAGGGAGTTCTTGAGCCAGAGTACTATTTGTGAGAAGTGCCAGCCAGCGTCTTTGAATGCATCCATGTTCACATCAGTGAGGCGTGAGGCAAACCACCAGTATATGTTCACATCCTCTGTACTGTAGAGGTGTAAGTTTTTAAGGATCTGTATGTAAAATGACAATGCTTCTTCGGGTGACTTGTCATCATTAAAGATTTTACCACTATCTCCGAACTTCTGCGAGTCGTATGAAAGTCCAGCGGTTGATACGTAGTCGACTGAGTATGGTGGATCAGTGAAGATGAGACGTGCCTTTTCTCCCTTGAGTAACTTAGCATAATCATCACTTGAGGTTGAGTCTCCGCATAAGAGTCTATGTGGACCTAGTTCGTAGAGATCGCCTAGCTGTGTGCGTGCAGTTTTACCTCCACCCCATTTGAATTCATCCTCTTCTATCTTTTTGACGATATCAGCTTCGAAGCCAGCCATGACGACAAATTTCTCATCCATTTCTTGCAGGAGTTCTGTGAGTAGTTGATTCTCCCAATCACTCTCGTTGAGTTTGTTGTCGGCCAAGCGATACATCTTGGTCTGTTCTTCCGTCATTGGTGTGGACTCAGGAGCGCCGAAGACTGTCTGGCCAGAGTCATTCATGATCCATATGTCTTTCAGGCCGTACTCCTTTTTGTACTTCTGCCACATAGCCCAGCGACCGTGACCTGCGATGATGAGACCAGTGTTGTCTACAAGTGCCGGCATTCTCCATCCCACTTCCTGCACAATGGCCGCGAGCTGTTTGAGCTGGGTGTCGGGATGGTTCTTAGGGTTCTTCTCGTAAGGTCGGATATCCAGTACCTTTCCTTTGTATTTTACTTCGATGATTTCTTTGATGGATTTCATAAAAAAGCGTGAGCATACCCCGGTGCGGAGTTATCGGGGTATGCGATGACTAATTCTTTGGCGGATTTATCTCTGGGGTCAATTCTAAACGACCACACCAGTAATACAGCTCTTGAGAAACCATTTCGTATAATTCTTTTTCCTCTTTGTTCTCTGGTTTGCGAGATCGTTGTCGGAAGATTTCTGCTTGACGCATCATCTCCCGATAGATATGCACTGCTAAAGGTTTTTCTTTTTCCATATACATTTTTCAATGAACTCTCCGCTAGTTCTGATATAAGTGTATCACACTTCATCTTTTTTGTCAAATCACTCATTTCTTTTTTTGTGCTTTTCTGCAAGCTTTATGGCTGAATATCTTGTTACCCTCGCGATCTACATTCACAGTGAACAAAGAGGAAAAAGAATTATACGAAATGGTTTCTCAAGAGCTGT